GAGAAAGAAATGTTTTATTTGTGTGAAGAGCATTATCAACAGAATAGGGATGCGCGGTTGTTGAGGAGGACAAAAAAACTATGAAGTGGTTGTGTAGAATAGGCATTCACAAATGGGTTGTCGCAAAGTGTCAGTATGGTGAGGGTTTTAGCGGGAGCCCTGATGTAGAGTGTTCGCGTTGCGGGAAACATGTTTGTAATTTTAAAGGAGCGAGTTAAAGGGGAGGTGGAGGACTGAATGACTTTCAAAGAGCTACATGATAAGCTGGTGGCTTTCGACACTGAACTGGGCGGTTACATGAAACAGTTATGCGAGGCTTACCCATTGCAGACCCGTCCAGCAGGGATTCGGAGGGCGTTGGAAGCGGGGGAGCGTGCGCGTTTGAGTTTACACGACACTATCGAATGGTTGACATCAGCGTTTAAGAGGGAGGTGGAGGGTTGACAGAATTCGTGGTAATTAAAGCTTTAGTGATAATCATTATTTTGCTACTGATTCTTCTTGGCGTAACATGGTATTTGCTAATTCAAGAATGGAGTAATTAAGAAGGGGGGAGGGTTGAAAATTTTCAAAAGAAAGAAACAAGAAGAAAAAACTTTTGCGTTCCATACGCTTAGTGGGAAAAAGGTAATTGCACCATCACCACACTATTCTTGTGAAGGCTACAAGCTGGTTTTTGAATTGAAGGAAAAACATACTGGTCAAGATTTTGAACTTGTTGTTTGTGATATTTGTGGTCGCTTGTCGTTGCGAAAGAAGAAAAGGGGGGAGGGTTGAATGGGAGAACTGCAAAAAAGAATAGAAAAGACTTTCAAAGAAGATTTCGGTTTTGAACTCACGGGAGATTGTGTAGGTGGTTTAGATTTGGTTCTCAAAGTTGTTGAGGAGGCGAAAAAAGAATTTCCAGGTTATGATGTTGGAACAGCGTTAGAAGATGCAAACACAGAGGAAGATGTATTAGTAAAACTAACTCCTTTAGATGAGATTATAGAGAAGATGAGATTGTGGTTTGAGAAGTGGTTCGGCAAGGCTGACGCTGACAAGGAAAAACAGTGACGAAAACGGTTCTACTTAACCATCAGCACGCCCTTTCCGATTTGCCGTTGCGTCCTAAACTCTCGCACCAAAACTTCTCTTGTCGTAGAAGCGGGTGGACTTCGCAGGTTGCCCGTATCAACCGCTACTAGATGGCTTGTGTAGTCTGCGTCTCCCACAATAGCGTGTTCAACCGTTACAACATCGAAACTGGCTGCGCTCAAGCCTTCAGCGGGGATTGTTATGCTTAAGCGGTCTCCAATGAAAAGGTTGCTGTTGCCCTTCACCACCATATCAAGCCTTACTGGAGCGTCCTTCAACTGGTAAAGAAGTGCTTCCGCCCTTTTCTCACAGTCTGAGTTGCTACGTAAAGCCTCGTCGATAACCGTCATTTCTCCGATGTCGTAGCTTGCTTGGCTAACAGCATCCTCTACTGTTCCAGACGAGTAGTTTCTACTGTTGAAGAAAAGGTTGTCAACCTGTAGTGAATCGCCCGCTGAATCAGTTAAGTCAAACTTGATTATCTTCACGTTTTCCCAATCAAAAGCTGTAGCGTTAAATACGTTGTGACTCCACTGGTTACTGTGTTTTCTTCCAGCGGGAAACGTTACTAAAGTGTACTCTCCGTCAGAAAGCCGTGTGGTGCGTTCAACACTGCTTCCCACCGAATCTTCCAGTATAAGAGCTAAATGATCGAAGCCAGCTGCCGCTTTAACTTGCGCGGTTATGCTAGGGTAATGGTTAGCGTTAATGTAAGTGTCAGCATCCAACGTTAAATCGAGTTCTGTACCCGCGCCACCCGAAGTTTTACAGCACCATGAACCCGTTGCTTCGTCAGCGTCTTTGCTGATGGTTTCTCCAGCATGACCTACACTCCACGTTCCATCGGCGTGAACTAAAGTGTTGCCAACCAACGTTACATCTTCAGTTAACGTGTCATGGTCTGAAGGGTTAGCCAGTTCAGGAGCACCGTAAACGTAAATTTTGTTTCTAACGCTTTCTTTGTCCCGTAGAACGCTGTAGGTGCTGATGTTCGTTCCTATCGTGAACGTTTCCACACCACTTGTTCTTATGGGCCTGCTCTTCCACACAAGGTTATCATCAATATCAACGTAAAAGTCCTTTTTTATCTGCGTCCCCGCATCGTACCAGTAGTCACTCAAAGCTCTAAGAACGTTGAAGTAAGTTTCGTAACGGTCAACGTCAATAGTCATGGTCACATCGGTTGTGTCCGCTTCAATCTCGCCCACCCCCAACCCCAAGTCGTTAGCCAACTCAGTGACGATAACGCTTGCATCAATCGCAGTCCACGTTTTCATGCTTTTAAGTCTACGCTGAAGAATTTCGCCTTGATTCCTTCCCCTAAACGTTGTTTGATAACCCAATTGTTTAGACATAACGCCTCTAATCTGGTAGATTTTCCCAACAGTGAACGGGTTAGTGGGTAATGTTTTTTCGCCGAACCAGATTTTCACGCTATCGTTAAGAACAATATCGTCATACGAGTAGTTTCCACCTTTCTTCGCTGGCACTGTAAAAGCAAATGTTCCAATATTGCTTGTTAACGTTTCCTTCGCCCTTACAACTGGCACATCAGCGGTAATCGTGTGGATGAGGGTTGGCGTGGAATCGTAAACTTCAATCTTGTACACTGGACGAGTCATTTATCCCAAGTCCATCACAAAATCGCCAGCATCCAAAGCCAACGTAGCGAAACCGACACCCGCCAACGCCCACCCGATAGGTCCAGCAGCAGCGTGAAAAGCTATTGCAGCCAAGCGAGCTTGATTCATAAGCATGATTGCCCGTTGCAGTTTCATCATATAATCATCAATTTGTTTAGGAAGCAACCCTGTTCTGCGAAGCAACCCTGCCACTCGGTACGCAATCGTTTGAATCTTCCGCAAATCCTCTGCTGCCTTTTCAACGTTCACTTCAAGGCTGAAGCTTACAATAGCGTCTTCACTCAACCGTCACGCCCTCCAACTCTTTAATTTGCTCCAAACAACATCGCCTAATGATTGCTTCGGCTTGCGGTCTAACATCATTCCATGCGGGTCTCATGTAAGGATGCTTGCGTTCTACTATGCCTGCGTAATCCACGAGTCGTCCAGTTCGAGGATTTATAATGTAGCCGCCCGCTCTCACTCTAACTTGTCTCCAATGCATGGTTTGTCCACCCCGTTCCACCCTTATCGAGTCTCTGAGACTGCCAGTGTCAACTCGAACATGAACCTGCGCCAGTCCCGCCATCAAATGAGCTAGTTCAAGAATGGCTTCGCCTGCGCCTTCAAGAAGCTTGTTGGGGATTGCGGCAACGTCCTGTTTCACCGTTCCCTTCCCAAAGTCTATTTGAATGCTCATTTGCCGTACCACGCTGAACCCGTAAACCCTGAAGCGTCGCCCACATCATACTCTTCAAGAACAAGAACATACCTTAACTGGTCTCCTTGACCTTTGATCTGCCGGAAATGAAAGCCTGTGGGGTCAGCCATAACTTTGAAGTTGCCTGCGTCACTCGTGAACCACTGGAAATAACGGTCATACAACACTTGTTTAAGAAACTCTCCAAAATTCACGCTTGTGCTGGCATAGTCTGATGCCCAATTCTTCGCTGCACGCATGGGGCCTTCAATAGTAATGATTGTGTTGGCTCTGCCTAAATGTTGAGTAACGTCTGTATCGCTTCCCGGGATGGGTAGAATTGCCTTTTTTACTCGTGGGTTCACGTTTAAACTATCGAAGTTGTGGAATGTTTGTGTGCCTTTATAGATGCTCCAGAAATCGTAGTAAACGTTTCCTGTGGCAGAAGTAGCGTAGAGTCGGACTTTGCTAACGGTTTTAGATGCTGATTGAGTCCAATTAGCGGTTGTCCAGTCGGTGCTTTGAGACTCCGCCATCACCACTTCCGTTGTAGCGTCGTCAAACACATACTCAATCTTAGCCTTGATGCTACTGCTACTTGTCTTGTACTTCACCATGCCTTTCGTGTAGATTGTGCCGTCTACATCGGTGATGTCGATTTCGTAATAGACAATCTTGTTTCCAACTGCCGCTGAAACCAAAATGTTGAAGATTGTGCCGTTGTCCACCGTTAAAGTGGCTGAACACCCGTCTTCCGTTTCGCTGTAGCTTGAAGAATCGCCTAAGTCGTCTTGCGCTCCAACGCCGTAGGTTATGGTGGGAAGAGTCATGGGCAATAATCCTTTCCTTCATGTAGAGATACAAACAATTCAGTTAGAAGCCAATAGTCATAGTTTGAAGAGGTTAACAGAAACAATTTGTAAAGAAGATTACATTTCGAGCAAACTCTCAAGTTGAAACATCCCTCGTGTAACTCAACATTTCTTCTAAATGGAACAGTTGCATACCGCCCAAATCAACGGGGCGATGTCGCCGTTGCGTTTCAAGATTCCGTTGACTGCCCTCTGGATATTCTTGGCAGATGTAGCGAAGTTCCTTATGCATCTTGTTCGCCAAAGCATCGCCACTGCAACCCGTGCTGTTTATGGCGAAAATGTGGATGGGAACATGTTCCTCATAGTCTCGGATAATCTGGTCGCCATCACGCAAGGCGGTGCTGTTCGGGTGTTCAAGAATGTAGATGCCTTCAAGGTTTTTGGTTCCTCTGAACTCGAACTCCATCGAGTAAGGTGGGTCGCTGAACATCACGGCGAAGTCCGCTTGCGTTGAATCATCATCCTTCGTGATCTGTGTTGCTCTTAGTTTTTGATCCATCCAGTATTTCGTTCTGTAACGAGCGTCGCTTCCCCTGCTTTTAATCCATGTGGTAGTGCCGAACTCAGCTTGCCACATTGAAAGCTTGCCTAACCGAGACTTGTAGTAAGCATGACTGTCAAGCCAATTAACCTTCTCGACCGTTTCTACTTCCCAGTAATCGCTGAAAGCGTCAAGAATCTGGTCGCCCGCAACTACCACACTTGCGCTATAACCCATCGTGTATATGCTCGGCTTAACGCCAACTTCAAGGGCGAGTCTTGTTGCACCTCCTGGAACAATGGGCATGTCGATTGTAGAAGGAGTAAAAACTTTCAGGCACCAACCATTCCAACTATCTCTTGCGCCTAAACTTAATGCTCTACGAGTCACGCTTGGGTCTCTCATCGCCACTCAACCGTTATTTCGCTTGTACCCTCCACCTCAAAAGTGTAGTCTAAGCCAATCCAGAACCAGTCCGTTGCCCCCGACACATCATAGTAGCTGGGCGTGAACCGTTCCCGCGTCTGGATGAGAGCAACTGAAGCTGCGGTCATGTTTAAAAACATGATTCGAGACGAGGATGAATAGCTTGTGAACACCGTTAAGATTTGTCCGGTGGCTTCGCTGATGTACGGGTCGTTGCTGCCTGAAGTGTAAATTACGCCGATGTAACCCGTGTGGCTTTCAGTTACAGTATGGTAAACTAGGAAGTGAGTGCCATTCCAACTGAAGCTTCCGTTAAAGTTTTTAACCCAACGCGGCTGATAACCTGTTGGAAGGTCAATGATGAAAAGGTATTCTTGGTTGTACGTTAAATTGGCGAACTCGTAGTGTCCACTCGTGTCTGTCGGGTATGTACCGTTTACCAGTATGCCTGAAAGCGAATCAACAAATGTTGTTAGAGCTTTATCTCCATTATCATCTTCAGTTGGTTCTTCCTCTTCTCCTTCAACATCAATGATTACGGGTGTTCCCTCTCCAATTCTAACATCGTCCACTCGGTAGTTGTCATGTAAAACCGTTTTCCCGTCGCTTTGAGCACCGTAAACATTCGCGTATGCCAGAACCATGCTGAGTGGAGCGAGGGAACTATAGTCGCCAAGTGTTTGACACATTAAAACGTCGTCAACCCATACTGTGAAGTTGCCGTTAGCCGTCACGTTCACGTAGAACTCAACGGAATACCACGTTTGCGGGTTGATGGTTGCCAGCGTATAGTTTTGAGGTGGATTCCCTCCGCTTGTATGTCGTATACACCAGTAATAATTAGCGTCCATACGGTAAATGCCAACGCTCGCAATGTAAGTTGCTCCCGTAGTATCTATTCTTGTACACATGACCCGTGTGTTATTGGAGTCAGGTAATTCTGAATACCAAACATGACTTCTTATGAAAACTTCCGATCTGTTTTGTACAAGCGAATGGACTCGTGACGTGCTTCCTGTTGAACCGTCCACCGTGAAATTCGCTGAGTAAACACCTGAATATTGCTCTGTTGAAGTGATTGAAGGTTCAAGGCCTCCATCATGCCAGTCTATACCGTCCCAATCTGAAAAAGTTCCGCTTTCAAAAGTAAATTCCACGCTTTCCCATGCCACGGTTACTCCGCCTACCCCATAAGAGCTTGGAACTCTCTCAGTTGACCAAACAATGTCGTCAATTAGGATTCGATTATCCTTACTATCATCATCATCATATAGTCCAAGTTTAAAGTTAGGATAACCGTCTCTGGTACTGCTTGCCCAACGGCAATTCTGGCTTGACCATTCTGAATAACCTCTCGGGTCCGCACAAGTGAAACCTAATTCCGTCCATGTTGTTTTTTCAAAAATCAAATCATCATTAACCCACGCTCTTATGATACTATCGGTTCCCTCGGTTATTTTAACGTAATGTTGAAGTTGCGTCCAAACACCACTAAGTTCATCATCCGCATAGAGTCCTGTATCAACGGTGAATCCATCACTCCCGTCCGTTGGAAAATCACGCCATGAATATCGGTATCGAAGTTCTCGGCTGGTTCCAGTTTTCATACGAAATGATCCTCCAGTCCTATAAGACCATGAACTTTCACCTGAAGGACCAAACCACATACTCCAACCGCCAAAGGTCGTTCCCCATCCGTCTGAGTCGCTAGTGGTCCAAGGGTCTTCTGCTGGAAAATAAATCCAATAACTTAAATAAAATTCCAGGTATTTCGTATCGAAATCATCTTGGTACTTCCAAATTCTCGCCCTTCTCGATGCGTCGGAGGAACCGTCTGGAGCCACGTAGAACGTTATTGATCTGTTTGCTGTTCTTTTAGGAGAAGTAACTGTTTGTATGTAACCGCCAGAGCCTCCAGCCACTTGCACCCAATCGAAAGGAGGCTCCAGTTCTCCTGATTCTGCGCCGTACTCAAAAATGATAGTGTCTTCTCCAAACACGGCTTGCGCTGGATATACTGAAAAGTTGAAGGTGAAGAATAAACTTAGAACCAACAGGAGAAGCAGGGGAACACTGTGTTTGCGCTTCAAAATTTAGTCTCCTATGGGAGAAGCATTGCTCTCCAAGCGAAGTCCCAGTTGCTTGCGCCAGGATCGTTTTCAACGTTCACTTTAAAGTGTGTAATGTTGATGTTGTCAACCCAAATCGTGTGTACATTGTTTGTGGGGTCTTCAGTTCCTAATACCGTGAAGTACTGGGCTGTCGGAGTCACGTCTAAACCATGCGCCACATCAACGTCTGTTGAGCCGTTGGGTATGCTACTGGTTCCACTGTTTTCTGTTGCGTAGCCCTCATTGAAATGAATGGTGTCGGTTATAGGAGTTTCCGCGAGAAGCATGACAGTTCCGTTGTAAGCATCGCTAGTTAAAATGTTGCTTGTCACGATGTTGTTGTCACAGTCTGTTCCGATGTACACTTGGTAACGGTCATTATTGGTGATTGTGTTGCCGTCTATCGTATTGTCGTCTGCGTCAAACATCAAGGTTACGCCGTCACTGGAGTTTGTGTTGTATAAGTCACTGTCTTGAATGAAGTTGTGGCCTAAAGTGTTGCCGCTTCCTGAAGCCATGAAGGTTGTTTCGTTTCTACCATCAATGTACACGCCTGAATCCACGCTTTCGCGTATTGTGTTGCCTGTCAACGTGTTGCCCGTTCCAGACAGGTAGATTCCGTGACTGTTGCTTTCTTCAATGGTGTTGCCTGTTATCGTGTTGTGCGCTCCGCCCATATAGATTCCGTACCGCGTGTTGGTCTCCAAAACGTTTCCTGTGAACGTGTTTTCTTGCGCTGCAGCCCGTTGCGTTGCGTTACAGAAGATGCCGTCAACCAGACAATAGTAAATGAAGTTTTCAGCAATAACATTATTGTCAACGTCGTTTAACGTTCCACTGCCGTTCATGTAAATTCCGTAGCCGATTCGTTCTATCCAGTTGTTGATTATGTGAACGTTGTGGACTCGTTGCATGTAGATTGCGGAGACAGTGCCGTTGTCTGTTCCAACAAAGCGAATGTTAGAAACTACAACGCCTTGATAGTCGCTCGGATGCACGTTCACGCCTACTATCTCAACAAGATTAATCGTCCAGTCACTCGTTGTCACTACCGTGCTTTTTCCTTCTCCGAACAGACTAACTTTATCGTTTAATTGAAACGGTGAATCTAAAGTGTAATTGTGTCCACCTGCCAAAACTATTTTTCCGCCAACCGTCGACTCGTCTCTTGCACTTTCATAAACCGCCGTCACGTTTGTTCCAGAATAGTCGATGGCCCCTGTCGTGCCGTTCTTCGCAAAGTAGAAACTGCCTTCTCTAAAGATTGTGTAGCTTGCGCTTTCCGCTTGGCTCCTATCCTCCACGAACCCGACGAGAACTCCACTGTCCCACCGTTTAAAATCAAAATTGTGATAATCCTCTAAAGAAGCGGTTGCGCCGCTGTCAATGGTTACAGAGATGCCCGCAGCCCCGTTAGCTAACACAAGTCTTATCTTATCCTTCAAAGTCACAGCGGCGTTGTAAGTGCCTAACGAGTGAGGAGCCTTCACGTAAATTGTTCCTCCAATCGCTGTTTGATTGTTGATTGCAAATTGAATCGCATCATCATCGCTCGTGCCTAAATACTCGCCTGTACTACCAGTAACCATGAACGTACTCATGTTCCGGCAGGCGTAGTGAGTGCTGTTGTACTCCCACACCACATAGGATGCTTCACTCCATGCTTCCAACGGGTCTTCAAGAGTTTCCGCTTCAATCACTTTAACTACATTCGTCAAATGATAGATGGTTATGGATTGGGCTATTAATACGCCTATTGTTATTAAAAGCACTAAACCCCAGACTTTCAGTAGTTTCGGGAATCTTCTTTTTCCAAACATTTTAAAGAGCCGCCCTCCAACCAACAGTTAACTTACCCACTTTGTTATGGTAAACCGTGATGTTCGTAGCATCAGCGTTGTAACTGCAAACATAAGGCTGCAAAGCTTTAGGAGTAATTGCAACCCACGCAGGCGTGCCGCCAAGCCCATGCGCGATGGTGCCTCCGCTACTCACGGTTGCTTCGCCACCTGATCCACCGCCAGGTGAGCTTCCCGTAACCGTTAAGTCACCAGCGATTGCCAAGTCACCTGCAATGTTCTGCGCTCCCGTGTCAGTTTGGCTCATCATATCAGTTCTAAACTGGTTCAGTCGCGTATGCGTTATTTTCTCGCCGTCTGTCCAAGCGTCTGGACGTGCCATACAATTTCACCTTTTTATTCTAAACGATAGAACCGTCAATTTTTTTTAAGGATAGAAAAATCTCAGTGTCTACGCTTTCTATGCGCTTTATCGCATGCATGCATATGCATGCGATTTTACGCACCTAACACATAGTCAATAATCAGTCGCACATACTCGCCTGCGCCTCCACTTCCATCTTGATAGAAGGTTATAGTGTCACCAGCAGTGAAGTCGCTTTTAGCAAGTGTTAACGCTACACGCTTCCAAATGTTTCCTGTCCCCGATGACACGCTTGTTACATAGTAGTTTCGATCTGCAGCTCCATCTCTGCCATAGCCAACTTCTATATTTGTGTCGTTAGCTACGGCGGTTTCGTAAAGCAGTGTTGCACGGGCAATAAACACTTCTTCAGTGAAGGTGGCGACTCCCTTGGTGGTTGCGCCGTTAATTTGAACGGCATCGCTTACTACCCGTCCATCATAGGTGTTGTGGGTTCCTACGAAAGCGTGAGAGGCTGTGCCGTTGCCAGCGCAACGGTTGTTACTGTAACTGTTATAGTCAGTGCTGTCTAACTCTCTGATGCCATAATCTTGATCGTAGCAAACGTTACCGGTAATACTATTGTGTAGGGTCAACGCTCCTTCAAGATGAATGCCTGAACCTGTACCGTCCTGTCCGTTTTTGATGCATGTGTTCCCTGAAACAGCGTTATATTGTGCGCCTCCCAACAGTTTGATGCCGTGAACAGCGTTGTTCGTACAGACGTTTCCAGCTACAGTGTTATAGTGTGTAAGGTGGTCTCCAGTTCCTATTGACGTGCCAAGCATGATTCCGTCGCCTGTGCATCCAGCAACGAAATTGCCGACAATCGCGTTGTAATGCGCTTTATGACGCAATTCAATGCCTGATGTGTTTCCTCCATACTCGATGACATTGCCCGTTATCGTGTTATACCAAGGGTCAGTGTCACCTATACCATCAATTTGAATGCTAGCGGCTTCCGTGTCGTCATCTGCTTTAAACCAGTTACCTCCAACCGTGCAGTAACTCGCTCCGTACAAGGCGAGAGTATCATTCACGAAGTGATTGTTCCGAATGATACAGCCCGTAGCAGCATTGTAGAATGCTATTCCTCGGTCAGCATTGTTATCAAAGTAGTTGTTTATCACCTTCGTTCTCGCACCGTTCACCAATATGCCATCGCTTGACCCTGCGGAGCCACAATCTGTGATGCGACAGTTTGCCACAAGATTGTCGCTGCTACCAATGTCCAAACGAATGTTGTGTCTGTCTCCAGACGTGATGTGCATATTAATGATTGAACTGAATGTGGTAGTGTCAAACTCTATGTTACTGTAATTACCCGCGTTGTTCGCTCGGTTGCCATCCAAAACACCGCCTACCATCTCAATCATGGTTTTATTCGTCGCATGAAATATATTGCAGAAACTTGAGTCTGTTGCTGTAATCTTACCATCCAGTTCAAAGATTGTGTAAGATGGCAAATTGAGAGTACTACCAGTTACGAAGTTCCCTTTCAACAACACTTTTTCTTTCCAAGTTCTACCACTCGTTAAAGCATCCAAAGCCGCTTGAATCACCGTCGCCGCGTCTGTTCCACTATATTCTGTTCCACTAGCAACATTACATTCCGCACGGTAAGTGCTTCCATCCTTCCAAACCGTGTAGCTTGAGGGAATGCTCTCGCTTAACCGTCGCATGCGTGTTAAACTGTTAATTCGTTCGCCAACCGTCCAAGCCAACATTTACACCCTTTTCAATTTAGCTTTAACATCATCAAACAACCATGTGTACACTCCGACACGGAAGAAACGTTCAGCGTCGTCAGCGACAACTTCAACAGTTCTATCGCCAACACACATCTCAGCGGACCCACCAATCTTCTTCAACGCTGGAAGAACCTTGTTGTCCCAGTCGCAGATGTAAACGTCACAACGACAATAGCCTGCGCGTGCAAAACCCACATGCGCTCTTTCCATTCTAAATTCTCCTGTTTAATATTCTATGCCCGAAGTGTCTTCTCCAACAGCGAAGTCAACGGTTTTCAACCTCTTCGCTATCTTCTCCACTGCCAACATGATAGTTGGGTTAGCCAGCAACTCAACCGACGACACGCTCATTGGACCTAGCCCTGCGGTTTCGCGGGTTTGAAAGAACTCGTGGTAAATTGTTCTTGCAAGATGGAATACTCCGCCCCGCTGTTTGCTTGTTAGCGTCACAGTTTTTGATCCTGCTAATCCTGTCATGTTTGTGATTGCTTCTGCACCGTAAAGGTTCAACGTGTCTATGGCTAAGTCAATCACGTACTCCATGTTCGTGGTTGAGTCTGTGATGTTCATCACGTCTATGAAATTCTGCGCGGTTACACTTGCCATTTCTAATCAGCCATCCATTCGAGAAAATGTTTTAAATATTGAATGTTATACAAGATTTTTCGGAAGTCCAAAATAACCTCTGGTTCATGATTTATTATCCAATAGTAAAGAATGGTGAATGGTTTCATTTTTTCACCTTTTTTCGGCGAGTTAACAACGTTTTTCTTGCATGAACTTTCTTTCTGCGGTGACTCACAACTATGTCCCCACAGTCACGACTCCACCATTATTCCATAAAGTGCTTGTTCCATCTGCGGGGTCAGCAACAGGCATGTTAGGAGCTTTAATGACACCAACATTTTTAATTTCCTTATTTGCGAGCATGGTGATGTCGCCAGCACGAGGAACGTCAACCCTTCCATTAATAAAATCTAAGCAAACTCTCTGAGCCGTATCATAACTCTTAAGATACAAATGAGAAATATTAGTAACATGCGTCTGAATATAACCCGCAGGAATAAACTGCATACCTTCCGCCTTAGAAATAAACGCTATATACGCTTGATACCATCTATAACTATCATGCCCTAAATAACCTCTACGAGTAACAGTCGGTCTAATTCCCCCGCTGTTATGTGCGCTAAAAGCAAAAGTGTGCCAGCCATCAGCAAAATCAACTGCGCCCGTGAAGCCTCTTGAGCCGTCTTTTAGAACAGCGTTAGGATAACCAGCGTCGGCAAGCTGGCGGGCAACACCGTCAACAGGCACATATTGAGTATGATCGTCATCCGCTAACCCCGTCACTGAACCGTGATCTATGTCTCCGCTTGCCGTTGGCGTGTGATGTTGATTAGCCGTCACGTTAGTCAGTTGGTCATGGTTAGTTATGCCTCTTGCTCCACTGCCCCCCGCCTTCACAACGATGGACTTGCGAGTTCTCTCAACGATTTCTTCAACATGCAAACTGTCAACCGTGTCCGCGTCCAAACCGCTGCCTTCGCCTTGAGGCAACAGTTCCAACAGCCTTCTCGCTTCCGCTTCCAACTTCTTAGCAGTATGCAACGCAATGAGAAGTTTGCTACGTTCAACTTCCTGAGCCATGCTATTCTTCCCTTAAAAGTTTGGGTGAATTCAGTAATTGAAACAGTTCTGGACTCATCTCACTCAAAAACCAAGTGAAACACCATGACCTTTCCTTCCTTACCTCTGGCTGCTTCAGGAACTTCACGGTTTCATCACTAATCACCAGCATCGCCGTCATAAGCCAAACAGCGTAGTAACTGTCTTCCTCTGCAATGTAAATGAGGATGTCGCGTAAACTGTTGGTTAACTTGAGGAAATTGTGGTCTTTCTCTCCTTTCAACGCTTTCGTTTCAGCTTCTACGCGCTTGATTAAACGCTTGAAAATGCTGTCAACTAACACCGTTGATGGCTTGGTTAACGGACGTTTCCGCGAGTTTATGAACCTATCGATTTGCGGTAGAACACGGTTGATAGCTTCTTTCACGAGTTTAAGTTTTATGTCTCGACGTAGTATTTGCATGTTTTTTCTCATCCTGCTAAAATGTGGGGTAGTTGGCGAAGAACTCGCAGAAATTCAGCAATGGCTTCTCCATTCTTCGCCAACGCCCAACAATCTTGTCTAACGCCACGATAATGCTGCATCGTAGCATCGTGAAGTGACCACGCGGGTCGATTCGTAAGGTTCGCCATTTAGTGTGAACGGTTCCTGACATCGTGAATTTGTGGACACTCCACGGTAGCGTGTACGTAATCCAATGAGGCGGTTCAGTCCATTTGCCATAAAATCTACGTCTTGCTCTACAAATAAAGCAGGTAGAATGGAACCTATGAAGGTTACTGGGGCAACCACGAAGTTTGCCTGCGCACCACAGTTTCAGCATTAAGTCCGTTTCCTTCTCCGTTTTGTTGGAGCTTTAGTTTCAGTTAGTTTCGAAGCTTCAGTTTCATCATCCATCACTTCTGCTTGTAGTGAAAAACCAGCTCTTTCCGCTTCCAAATCTACTATCTCTTCTTTAGGCTTCACTGGTTTAACCCCAACCTTCTCGTAAAGGTCAGCTTCAAACATGCTTTCAGGAATCTCAATAATGTTGCCTCTAACGTACTTTTCACTACCGAGTTGTAACACACTGCATCCTACAACTTTCACTTTGACCGTTTTTTGTTTCGTTCATGTCACCTCCGTAAATTGGAAAATAAAAAAAAGGGAAGGTTAATGGCGAAAGACCTAATCTTCCACCTAAGTTAAAGCGTTTATTTCAACAACTGCGTTACTACGTTTTATAACGGGAACAACGGCTTCCCAAACTTTGCCTTTATAGTTCATGTTAGATTCTTGCTGCAGGTAGTTAGTGATGTCTGCACCCACGATTAGTTCAAAGTTGCCTGGTTGCACGTCAACGAGTAGAACCCTGTCTGTTCCGCCATCGCTTGCGTACAGGTTGTCGCTGACCAGAATGTTCTCTACGCCTCCAATAAGTTCTCCTACCGCTTGGAAACCCCACTTTTCAGTGTTGCTGATCAAAGCTTCTATTTGTCCGTACCACGTGCTGTTCAAGATGAGCTTGTAGGGACCATAGTATCCTGCGGCTCTAAGTAGTTGCTTGGCTGTTGCAATGTACGTGAGGTAGTTTGCGCTCCAGTCGCCTCCCACCGTTGATTGCTTGTTTGTGCCAGTTGCTAAACCTAGAATGCCAAGTGCAGGCCAACCAGTGTATTCTCCAGAGAGAATGAGTTTGTCCTCTTCCTCCGCCACTTGCCTAGCCGCGTTTTCTGCGTGTTGAGTGTTCAAGTCTTCCCCAGTGTTTCTTCGCATCAACACATCTCTCCAGTGAAGGGTGTAATCTTTGCTTATGATGGGGATATTCGCTGATCCTTCAGTTAGGTCCACGAGGTCTTCGCTTGCTTCTTCGCCTGTCATGCTTATTGTTGCTTGTCCCATGTCGTTTTCAGTGTAGTAAGTGTATTTTCGGAAGCCAGCGTGAGCTAATGACCGGATAGGCATGAGTTGCCTTCCGATGAGCATTGGCCTGACGGTTTTGGTGATGGCTGTTTCCACATTGTTGATTTCGTAGTCCGTTAAGGTTCCAGTGGCTAAACCGACTCGTCTAAGGTTCTGCATGGTTCAAGTCACCTTAAATTGTCAGTTTAACGAGAATCCAGTCACACGTACCTGAAGCAGCCGAAGCTTGCAATGCATATCCTATATCCGCTAAAGCCGTGGTGTATGCTTGTATCATTCCAGTGGCTGTTGATTCCACTCTTTCGCCTATCGTTATGGTTTCGCCGCTTAAGAGTAGAAGTTTAACTATTATGTCACCGCGTAAAACGCGAATTTGGTCGCCAGCTGTGAAGGTTGTTGTTGGTGCGCCACTCACCGTTTCGTTGGCTTGCATATCAGTAAGTTTTTTGTCTGATGGAACATCTGCAACACCTAATACTTCAAGTGACGCTGCGCCAGCACATGCTTTACAATCCCACTCATTTGTGTCCCTAACTACCAGTCTTCCTGGTGCGAAGTTGGTGACTGTTAGAACTTCCAGTTCTTGCGTTAACGGTGTTCCAGCGTACAGGATAGCGTTGGATGGTTGAATTAGTCCTTGAGGCACTAGAATTCACCGCCTTTAGCGAGGATTTCCTTTCTGGTAAGCCCGTATAATGAGCCTACCGTTAAGTTTCCTTGCTGTTCACTGTCGCCTGCTGCGCGGATGTTCTTGTATGTACTCTGCACTCCTTTGGCTTTTGCGAGTGTAGCGTCAATCTGCTGCAACTCTTGAATTGATTTATTGTCTAGTTCTATTTTGCTAAAACCGTCGCTTTTAGCTTGGATATGTACCATTAAGTCAGTTCGCAGTTCGCCCTCAATCACCTTGTTAGCTTCCGTGAGTTGACGCTTCAACAGTTTGTTCTCAGCGTCCTTCTGTAAGTACCGTGTCTTGAACTCTGAAGCTCTAAGTGTAGCATTCGCTAGTTGTGATGCCACTGTCTCATTCGCCGTTGTTGTTGGTTTTTTTGTCATGATAAATCCTCATTATTTTTTGTTTTGCAGTTTGCTTTAGCCACGCCTGCGTTGAGCGTGAACAACCGACTTGGTTAACCTACCTTGTTGCCCAGTAGGGAAAGCACTAACCTGGCCTTCGAAGGGTCAAAAAGATGACTGTTAATCTTCCCAGCAGACGATGGCGAGAGCTAAGGGTGTTGCGGTTGCGTGGTAGCTTTGAAGCATACAGATGGAAACGTGAGATTTAGCGCGGTCATGTGCATCAAGAATGTCGTTAACTCGTTTTGACAGGGTAGTCGCTGCGCTTGCCTCATCGTCGCCGTGTGCTACAGTGCCAGTTACAATATCTGTTCCTTGAGCCATAGCCAGTCACCTACAGGGGATGTCTGCGGTTTGTTTTGCGTTCTAAGATGTCTTTTTCACGTTTCATCTTCAGCAGTTCTTGGCTTTCGTTGATCAGGTCTGTTGCTTCTTGATGTTCACCCGCCAGTTCAGCATTACACCATTCAGTTGCTTCTTCCTCAGTTAAGCCTTCGTCTTTCTTGTTCTGCACGCACTTCTCCATCAGTGAAGGCTCGTCGTCTTGGTCTGTCTCTGCTGGTTTACATTGGCTTTCAGCTTCTTCCCTCGACAATCCTGCCTGCATTTTAGTTGCTACACAACTATCAAAGTCTTCTTGGTCTCCTTCTGCCACTGGATGTTCTGCTCTACATTCTGCTTCAGCGTCTTCTCTGGATACTCCATCGCTCATTTTAGCGTTGACACACTTCTCGTAAGCTGTTAGCTCTGGTTCTCCACCTGTCTCTTCTTGGTCAAGCTGTTCCGCTACGGGTCCAGGCTCATCCGCCGGTTCTGTTCCGGCCTGGCACAACGCTTCCGCTTGTCCGCGAGTGATGGGTGGTGTAGCCTCTGCTCCCTCAGCCATACGTTCAGCAACGCACTTTTCAAATTCAGCTTTGATTTCCTCGGGGTTTTTTGCATGTCCATAATCTGCTTTTGTTTTTTTCATGTTTTTTCCTCCTTTAACTGTGTTATCTTCCGCTGGGGTTTTCCCAGTAGTTTGTTTGTGTAACCAAGCGCAAAACGCGTCTGGGTCACTTTTATCTTGGTTCTTGCTTACGCAATCAGCAAAGTCCTTATAGTCTGCGAAGGGGTCTAAAGCGATTCTCCGCGCTATTTTGATTGCTGTGTCAACTCCAATTCCGCAAGCGGGGGCAGGACATCTTCCTTTCAAGACTCCCGTAGCTACATGGTCAAGAAGCATGTCACGCATGATGTAATCGTAAGCATGTTTGTTGCCCGTGAGTGGGTCTTTCCAGATACCTGGTTCCGTTTCAGGTTGATAATAGAAGCCAATGCTCACGTCTAATGCTTCACCTATTTTTGTTGATGCTTTACGAACCTTCTCAAGGAATTCGGGTGAGGTAAACTCTTTATCAAAAGTTAATTGTGCTCGAACTTTACCATTATCCATGAATATGTTTTGTACGCCACCTTGAACGTCTTGTTGGCTCATTATTACCATGCTATCTGGGTGGTCGTGAATGATTAGTTTTGCGCCTGCATACTTCAAACGGCGAGACATTTTATGTAGTTCTCTTCTACATTTTAATGCTCTGCCATCGGGGTATGGGTAAACTCCCTCTTTAGATATAACAGCGTTAACAGTTAGTTGTTTGTCACTGTCTTTAACGATTTGTACGCTGTCAAGTTTCACGTTGTCATACGCTATTTTCTTCATTTTTTCTCAACTTTCCAGTTGTAATCTTTAGCATTTTTATGGGTCTAAATCTTCGCCCCAAGCAGACACAGTATCATCGTCTTTCACGTTGCCGCCCCAGAGAGTTCCTGTTCCAGCATCAGTTACATCTGTGGTGCAAGCTCTAAAGTCGTTGCCATTAACGAAAGTCTTGTCACAATCGGCGTTTTCAATCCAAAGTCCTGTCGCACAATTATACAAATAATTATTAAGAATTGAGTTGTTGTCAGCACTATACATATGTATTCCCGTTCTGTTTGTTATTGTGGTGTTGTAGATGTAATTACCATTTGCAAAATTATGGTCTGCTCCTGTAGCGAAATATATCCCATCCTTAGCAGATGCGGTATCCATCACGTAATTGTTTAATACAGCACAAAAATCGGCATCACTTATCACTATCTGGTCATCTGTTGACCCTTCTACCCGATTGCCATCTACAACAGCATTATTGGACTGGTAAATCAGTATTCCACGATTCTGCGTTCCAATAACAGTATTATTCACACAAACCGATTTACTGCCCAGATAAACGAAGATACCGTCATCCGCTGATCCTTCGACTCGACATTCACTGATTAAGGTGTTTAATGCGTTTACAACGTAAATACCTACGTCACCAGCATTCAAAATTGTTAATTTGCTGAGAGTGATGTTTGAGTTAGAACTATCAACAACCCATACTCCGTCATCCACAGTATTTTCAATTATGACGCTATCTATGGTTAAATCAGTGGCGTTGCTATCTATCATGATGCCATACGCGTTGCAATCGTTAAGAACACCATTTGAGACTGTTGCTCTCTCGACATATGTATCAATAAGTAGACCAGATTGACCGCCAGACCCACAATTATTAATGTGAAAACCTGTCAAAACCGTATCTAAACATTTATGGGTTGCATCTGTTCCTTCAAGGTGTATACCAGTTAATGTTGCATCTTTTCCAGTTAACCCAGAGAAAACGTTCCCCCGACAGGTTTGATGCCAAGCCTGTAATCCGAAATTTTCATCAGAGGATGTGTCCCCCACAATATTGCTTGCTACACAGTAAGTGGTATCCTTGAAATAAAGATTATTCCCAACTACTCTTACACCAGAATTTTTGGTTACACAGTTAGAAACGATAGAGAAATCAACAGTTCCCGATGCATTTCCATACAAGGATATGTTTGATTGTCCAGACGTGTCCACAAGACATGATGATATGATGTCTCCTGTTGATGGTCCCTTGACGAAAATGCCTTCGTCCCACGTATCGTAAACGTAACAATTTTCTATGGTAGCATAATCTGCGTTAGCGTCAACCTCAATGCCCTTTGGATAACCACCAGTTTGCCCTGCACGATTGCCATCCACTTGCAAATTTCTAATTGAACAGTAGTCAGCAGTACTTCTTATAACGCTGTCGTTTACTCCATTATCTATCGTAAGAATAGTGTTCCAACTTTCTCCGTCTATAACAATTTTGGCGTTAGAAACCTCAGGAGTGGCTGATAAAGAATAAAGACCATCTTTAATGAATATTTTTCCTCCACTCGACAAAACATCTATCGCCGCCTGTATCACCGTCGCTGCATCTGCTCCATCAACTCCACCAACATCATCAGAACCGCCGTAATCCATTTTTGATGTTGATCCATTAATCGCTTCGTAAACACTTCCAGTTTTACGTATGATATAAGAAGCGAGTTTGTCAGGTTCGTAGAGTCCTTGTCCTTCATCAATGTAAGGACATGTCCAATATGAAGGCATAGGTGACATTTTTTTACTCCTTTTTCACTTCCTCAAGCAGTCTCACTAAATAGCATCGGCAGTTCGGGTGAACATTCGCCCTAATCGTGCCGTAATCCATGATTTCAAGATAGGGAAACAAACCGCGCAGTCGATCGCCATGATAGTCTTCATGATAGTCCTCGTGTTCAGCGTGGCGACGGCACAACTCGCAAGTCCTTTCATCCACGACTTCTTGGAACAACCAAATGTCCATGTGGCTGAAGTAGGTGATTGCTGGACGTTGCGGTTCAGGAATGCGTTTCAGCGCACCTAAAGCAACTACTGCTCTAGTGCTTATGACTGCGTTTACGCAACTCCGTGACCGCTGTGCTTCCATCTCCGAGAGGCTTAACGTTGTAGGTTTCTCCTTTATCAAACTGTTCAAAACTCGATTTGCCTAAGACCTCGTTTCCACCCTGTTCTTCGCTGAGGTCTTCAAGGTCAGGGTCAATGGCTTTCCTCACCTCGTTCCGCGTCATGTATTGTCCTTTAATTTGCCATGCTTGCGCTTCCATCAATTCAATCTCAGCTTTCTTCTCCTCCGTGAGTTCTATACCGCTTTGCCATTTGAACATGAACTCTTCATGATCGCTTGTGGGACTGTAGACATCCCGTATCACGTTGATTAGTTTTCGTATGCCACTTTCATACCCGCTCTGAGCGTCACTAACCACACCATAGTATTCTTGTTGGTTGACTTCTGAACCCGTCAACGCTCCCGCTTGTACCCCGCGCAATATGGCTAATGGGATGCCTGTTCCGCAACTGATGTTCTCCATAATGGGCAAGTAATAGTTCATCGGGTCCAACGCTCTGCCCGCTGCACCCTTAAACTCTATCACTTGATCCTCGTTGTGAGCGAAGTATGTTCTTGCTGAAAGGTTGCTGAATGAGCCAGCGTCCATGTAACTGTCGATGTCAGCTTGTTCCGCGCCAGTGAATGTTATGTCGGGGATGCCGCTGCCGTACCGGAACATGGTTTGCCCCATGCCCCACCTGATGTTTCTTAGAGTTACGATGTCGTCCCACACTGGATCAAGAACACTTAATCCCTGCCATTCTTCCCTGCTACTAGAATATGTTCTTCTCGTTGCAAAATGGATCACTCGGCTGTAGTGAACTCGCAGGTAAGCTGCTATGCCTGGCTGTTTAATGTGGTATATCTGGGGTAATCCGTAACGCGGGTCAGTCTTGTCTTTAACTGTTATGACTTTAGGTATTTGTGGAGGACCGTAGGCTTTGATTTCTCTGAGGGCTGTGGGTTCAGTTACTTCTTGCGAAAGGTCTTTCGTCTTATCCTCATAACCAAGCACAAGGATTGAGTAGCCGTAAGCCCGTTCAAACACGCTCATCAACGTGAACTCGCGTTTCGCTTTAAGCCGGGTTAGTTCCGTTTGAATGTCCTTGTCAAACTGTTTACTCTTCTCTTCATCCTCTTCGCCTTCATGAGCCAGTTCAAACCAGTTGTCGAAAATGTCATGGGCAACCGTGAACACTGCCCTGTGCGCTACGGGTTCCCTTGTGATGGCGAAGGTTCTGAAGTTGTCGGTGATGTCTGCGCCGTATTCGCCTCCAGCCCCGCCCGTTCCACTACGTGGTATGAGGAGTCCTGTGCCTGTGTCGGCAACGTCTGCCGTGCCTATTTTCTTTCCGCGTCCCAAGAAACGTTTTATTCCATCAAACATTTTATATAGTCCTTCCAACGATTAAAGTAATGAAGTGATTAAGATGACAACTCTTATTTCTACATACTTTACTAAAGAAGAACTTGACTTTATTGAGAGTGCATTATTCATTTTCAAAGATGAGTTTGTGTCAAACCCCACAGAGTTGGAGCAGTTGGAAAAACTCTATACGAAAGTCAAGAAGCTTCAAGGCGAAGTTCAATAAGTTTTTTATCGTGTCCAAGCCGTTTTCACGGGGCCACTCTTCCAAGCCAATGTTCCTTTACCCTTATAACCCATCAAAGCGTAGCGGGTCGCATCCATTGCATGATCGTTCTCTTTCCGTTCCGCATCATACACCATTACCTCGTGAATCCAGTTGACGCAAGTGGACTTCACATAGATGCGGGGTCGCCCATCCTCTTGAACGTGAAACCTGCCGCCGAACTCGTGGATGCCGTCTTCACGTTTGCTCTCGTCAGGTTTAGCCCTTAACCGTGCTTTCTTGAATGCGTCGATAACTTGTGGTTCACTGCAGTCACAGATGAAAGTGCCTTTCTTCCCCACTCCCTCCATGAACATGGCTTCTTTAATGAGAACTTCAGTTTGAACGCGGTTCTGGTAGAACTCATCGAGGATGTACGCTCTACCATCTCCGTCGAAGCCAACTTTAACGATTGCACTAGGGTTTGTCCAACCGAAATCCACACCGTAAATGACGGTTCTGATGATGCTTGTGTCAATACGTTTCAACTCATGTATTGTGCTGTCAAAGTCGAAGCTTCCCATGCCAGCGGGCGCGAACTTGCCTTCTATAAACCTTTTAGCGAGGCTACCATGATGACTTGCAACTATTTCTTCTTTGTACCTATTGGATGTGTGAGGATTATCCCAGAGTCCCCATCTATAGACTTTAGATAATGGATTCCGTGTTTCAGGGTCTTCAAAGAACTCGTACAGCCTATCACCAGGCAACAGTGCAGGCGGGGTTGTTGTGATCCATGCGCCCTGCTTCTCCGGTGGGAACCGTCCCGTGCCCCTTAATCTGCGTAGTATTACTTCCCATGCTTTGTCAAAGTACCTTACATATTGCGCCTCGTCCACATGGATGAAGTCTATGTTTGGGCCTTCCGCCATATTCGGTTCTTCTAAGCTCCCGAACCATAGGATGCTGTTGTTCTTGAATAGGATGCAGTTGTCTCCGCGTTTGAACTCTGTGACTATGGGGTTAGCGTCTAATGGTGCGCCTAAAATCTTAGGATGCTCAAGCGTGGGGATGAGAGTTCTCCTAACCATCTTGTATGTTGGCTCAAACACGTAGCCGACTATGCCGTCGTTTTCTAAGCACCAACTAACATCCTCGAACACGCCTGCAATTGTTTTTCCCGATCCTACTCCAGCGAAGATGGCACGGTACGGCACTTTGTAACGGTCATTATGGAAAGCTTGTTGTTCGCCAGCATCAGGATAGTAGCGAAGAGTAACTTCAGCTTGCTGGCTCATCCTCTGGTGGCTTCCACATTTTAACTATGATGTGACGGGTTGTAACGTCAATCTTCTCTTCTAACTTCATCTTTCGAGTTAATGTGTGACCTAACAGTTTGGTGAGTTGCTTGTATGTTTCAACGGGGTCTTTTTTGCTAACGATGAGGTGATGGCGTAGCCATTCTTCTTTTATCCAAATTTCGAAGAGTCCACTTTCAAACCACGCCATCATGTCTCGGTCAATCGTCTTTTCAGTAACACTACACATATCGCCTATTTGGCCTCTGCTCAGTCCAGCTAGTAAGCCTTTCTTGATTGTTCTTAGGCGTTTGAGGGTGTGTGTGGAGAGGGACATTTTTGGGACATCATCCTTGATTGTAAACGTTTACGTCTGCCGTTGTTCCAACGCATGTGGGGCAGTAAGTTGTTGTGAGGGTGTTTCCGCTCACATCAGTATACGTGTAAGGATAGAAGGTTGATGCTAAACATCGTGCTGTTGTTAATGGAGGATAGAAGGGTTTTGGAGGGTCTATTTTAGCAAGTATCTTATCTATGATGCTCCTTGCGAACAGTAACAGTTGTTTTAAATGTTTCATGTTTGTCACAGTTTATCACTTGGATGCTCTTCACATTCGAATCCGCCGTTGAACAGCCGCGTTGTTTTGTGGCCGCTTGCGTAAGCCATCAAGCCAAGCATAACTAGCATTCCCAAGAATATGCCTGCAACGAAATGTTCTATCATGGTGTCCACCCGAACCCGCCTACTGCCATCAATGTTGCGAATGCAGTGAGGATTGTGAAGCAGAACCATAAGAGAACACGTTCTTCCGGCGGTTCGTCTTTCATGTTCTGGGCGATGAACAAGCTGATTGTGGAGGAAGCTGTTATAGTGAGTATGGTGATTAGAGATGCTAAAGCATTTACCATTTTATTTCAACTCATCGGTGTTTGGCTTTCTCGGTTCTCAACAAGGCTTATTCTCTTGAAGGTAAAGTCGGTGCAGTTAGTTTTGCCTTTTTGGTGTGGAACCGGAAAATTAGCCCACCCTTATGATTGTTCAGCTAAGATGTACGTGTTCCAATTGTACGTTCCACTCGAAGCATCATAGGGAACGGTTAAGTCAAGGTCACCCGATAGTGTTTCGGTGATGTTGCACCAATCGCCGTTTTTTGTCCACGTTAAAGCCCAACCGCTTGGAAGGTTCTCACATGTCACGGTGACGGTGGCGTTAGTGTCGCCTGTGTTCTGCACTGTAAGATTAGCGGTTATGGTTTCGTCTGGATACACGTAGCCCCAATCCAATTCCGTACCGTTAGTCCATGCCACATCATCAATGTAAATATCTATAGTAGCTGATGGAACGCTGGCGGTGCTGGGAACAACGAACATTTGTCCTACTGGGTAACTCACGGCTACGCCTACGATTAATGCGAGTACGGAAGCGAATGCTAAAGTGCGTTTCTTCAAGTTTTCACCTCCCCTACGCTACTCGCGTGGTTTCGTGAATTTTCAGTTTCAAATCGCCAATCAACTCGTGTAACTCGGTGATTTTAN